CCTCTTCCCCTTACGCGGGCATACTGACGCGCCGACGAAGGTATAAAGCCAAGTGTGTGGTGAAGCCTCTTGCCGAATGTGTCCACCGAACAGGTAAGCCATTTGTCGCTATTCTCCTGTGAATTTATTTCATCGATCTTGGATACCCTGATCTTAAGGGCCTCTAGCCATTCCTGATATTTTACAGGATCTGATAAATCGCTACCCTTTCTTATGGCCGACTCTTCACAGTCTTTAAGATGCTTTTTCAAGAAGGTATCAGAATCGATATCAAAGCAAAGCGTTGAATGCTCCTTGCATAAAATCTTCCTGTCAATCGAAGAGAACGGCTTTGCTCTTAATTCTACCGCCTTGGCTCTGGAGTTAATGCAGTTACGATTTTTAAGAGTCACCGACTTAACAGCCGGGTTTTTTAGGATATCAGGATTGATAGCGTAAATCGTGCTGTGCGACAGAGAAGGATTATCCTTATTATGACCGCCATACCTGACAATGGTTAAGATTCCTGCCTCTATGATTTTGGCAAGCAACCCTTTTTCTGTGATTTTACGGTGTTTGCCTTTCCCAATTGTCTTGTTATTCACAAAGCTACCCAGTATCTCTGTAAGAAAATCATAAGGGATAACCCGCTCATTGAACTGTAAATTATGACCGTGATAAGGTTTGCGGTTCCTGTAAGTCCTTTTGTGTTCTAGGATCACTTGGTTTAAAAATATCCAGAACCTTTCACGCTCTATCCCGTATATGGTTGACCCTAATGATTCTGTCAAAGGTGTCTTAGGCACATCGAAGGTTTTATAGGACTCGGTGTCGATATACTTCTTGATAGCGTCTTCTTCTTCTACTGCGTCATTCATCGTTTTTTACCTCAGTCGTTTAAAGAGTAGTGTGCTGAAACGGAACGACTAACCGCTTGTCCCTCAGAGGATCAATCCGAGGTATCAGCACATCTAATGCATCCACACCCTTATTATATCTATCAAAAGAAAAACGGCCTTTTAACCATTAAACCCGAAAATAATTGAAAATATTTTTCAAACCTACAGCAATGAGTATATTTTTCCGCCACTTTGTGGACGGGCGGGATACCGCATAGGAGGTAAACTTTGCCTTTTTATCATTGTCTGCACTATTTTTCACCCTGTCATTTTACTGTTTTATAGTCATAACTATCTTATTTGCAATACCTTATAACTTTTATTTTCTTCTTTTACCATAAATAAGTTAAGTATATATTAGACATCCCCCTCTATATCAACTTAACTTGTATAGCAGAAAAGCAACCTTCTTTTGTTTGTAAGTTGTTGATAATACGTTACTTATGCCTATTATTAATCTCGTTTTGTCATCAAAAAATAGTGCAAGGATCATATTTCTCCGAAGAATCAGAAAGAAAACTCCTGTTAATCTCAAAGTGTGGAGGTATCCCGACACAGCCCCGACAGGGGCTTGCCTATCTTACCGCTGTGGGTGTACACTGTTGTTTATGGCTTGGATAACCTGAGCCGCAGTAAACGAGGTAATGAGTATGGCCAAAATCAAAATTGGTGATCCTAAACCCGCAACACAGCTTACACAGGAAGAATGGGAAGAAATCCTGAAAAATGTTTTGTCAGCCAAGAATCCGGGTTACATTGATCCGGAAGAATGGAAGATTTTCGCAAAGCAAGCCAAGAAGGATCTGGGTAAGCTTGCTTCTATCCGCAGGACTATTTTAGTTTAACCCTATCTGCGGGGACTGCCACCCGCAACCCCTACCTTACCTTCTAAACTTCCAAGTCAAATCCTTACCGTCAGGCAGTGAATAGAAACGCTGATTTGATCCTGCCTCAGTAATGGGTATACCCTGCCATGATCCCGTCTTTATGAAATCTAAGCTTGCAAGGATATCAGTTGAAACCTCTTTGATTTCCCTGCCAGTGTAAAGGCACGTCTTATAATCACGTTCCCGAGCCTCTTGCAGATACCTGGGGAAGTCTGCTACCCATTCACCGCCCATAAAGGTTACGGAACTTGCAAGCCCTCTATGAGCGTCAAGAATGCTTTCGTACTCTTCTAGTCTTAAATCATACCATCCGTATTTCTCCAGACTCTTATAACTGCAACCCTTGCACCCCAGCGGACAACCCCTGATAGCCCATGCTAGGCTTATGTGTCCGGGTAACTCTTGCAACACCACGCTTATCTTTGGCCAATACACTTCCATCATTTGTCACCAATCATGATTAGTATTTGTGACTCTGGTAGAATTTTTCCTGCTTAGCCCTGATGACAGGGTTATGCCACATGGACACTTTTCTGTCTGTCGCCTTAAGCAATTTGATATCGGCAAAGCTGGCAACCTTAACCATGTATCTACAAAACCAGTTAAGATAGCTGTCATCAATGCAGTGATCTTCCTCTTTCCAGTTTAACCAGAAATCTTGATTCGCGAATATTGAAGTCGGCATGATTGAACAACCCGGTGCCGCATAGGTTCCTGTCATACCTGCTTGAACCCGCTTCATATCGTGAAAGCTCCTTTTGAAGTTGCAGACAACGGCTGATACCAGCTTGTTTGATCCTGCTTCCTTCGTCAGCGTATCGATAGCTGTAGGCCCTATGGTTAGATCATCGTCAAGGAAGACAACATAGGGATAACCAGCCTGATAAAGCTTGTCGGCAAGCATAAACCGTATCCATGGCCCTAAATTGGACTCTTGATGGAAAACCCGACAGGGCTGGTTTGAATCAGATACTATTTTGTCAACCAAGGGTTTACATTCCGTGTTGTTATTCAAAATGAACAAGTCAAAATCAGGGTTAGTCTGGTTGGATAACTGGTTTAAGGTGTCAGGCAGTCTATCCAGCCGCTTGAACACTGTCAAAATGACCGCTAACTGATGATTTTTAACTACATTATCAAAGCAAGGCATAGATACCCCCATAGGAAGAGCGTGGAAGCCCCGTCCTTACGTCAGGGGCTTTAACCTTTGTAATGACAGCGGGGTCTAAACGAGAACACCCTTACGCATTAAGAGTGCCTTTTTAGCGATGATTGCTTCGTCAACCGTTGCAGGGCCTAAACGCAGGAGCTTAAAGACAGGTTTAACCTCTTTGACTTCGGGCACTTCGATAGCTTTAGCCTCTGTCGGCTGATCCTCTGGTTTATCAGGAGCGTCTACAGGGGTAATAAGGCATCTACAACGGGGATGCTGTCCGCCTGCGTCCTTCCAGTCTTGGACAGACTTGAATTTAGAGTCACCGGGCATTGTTGTCAATATCTCGGAATCCCATTTTGCACACTCTGGGCAAACTGAGCTATCACCAGCCGTAATAACCTGAACCAAGCCGTTACCAATTTCAGCCTGCATCTTGGCAACAAGATCCTGAGCCGCACCGAAGGTGCCCATAGACGCCATATTGAGATTGGAATCAACGATAGCCAAATCAGGCAACGCAGTACCAGCCTCTGAGGCTTTGATGTAATCTTGCTTCCATTGATCCAAGACAGGGCTTTGATAATGGCTCTGTCCGTCAGGCTTCAAAGTCGCAAGGTAATCATTCAATTTTTGGTTAAGCATGTCCTGAGTCTTGGCATAGTCCTTGATCGGCTGGCCACTGAATCCATTTTCGTAGCCTTTCAACAAAGACGAAGCCTGATTTCTGGCAGACTCTTCAATGATCTTGTCTGCCTGATCCGCGATAGGATCAACCACACTGTCTATGTTGGCAGGATCGATGTCTTTCGGAAGCTGTGCCCATACGTCAGCAAGTTTAGTCGCTGTTGATTCCTCTGCTTTGGCAGTAACAGCAATCCAAGCCCCCGGCTTAAGGCTGGCAGGGTCTACAGCCGCTTTGACGGTCATACCCGCAGTAAGTGCCTTGGCTTCCAAGACTTGCGTCTGTAACGCGTCCTTGTCGCGCTCTGCGTCAGCTAGTTTGCTCTGCATACCGACAAGAGCCTTGACGGCATAGTCATCTAAGCCGAATTCCTTCTTGGTACGCTCATCTGTGATCTGGATTTTTTGCTCAGCAAGTCCCGTCACTAAACAGGCTCTATTACACGCAACTGAAACAAGACTTATCTCGATTAGAAACCAGTCCAGAATTACACGCTGACACTCGTTAGAGAATCCGTATTTAGCCTGAGCCTCTGCATATGCTCTTTCGCCTTTAACAGCACTGCGTTTCTCGAAAAATCCAACGCTAATGCCACGAAGATAACCACCTGACGCCAACCGGAAACAGTCCATAGCAAAAGCGTACTCTTCAGCCGCAAAAACCATGTCGCCGAAAACCTTGGTTGAATCAACTTTTACCTCTGGCACTCTGAAAATTGGCAACAGCGTTTCTGACTCCAACTTATGCCCATAGATACCGACACCGTTATAGAAACTCGTGTCACAACCCGTAGGAATCAACACGTCACCGTCAGCGTCAATGTCCATTGTGCTGAAGATGCCTGAAACCGTGTAAGGCTTCTGTGCGTCTGTGATCGGCTCAAAGGTAGCCGCAGAAACGTACTTTCTTTCAAGAATGGAATCATCCTTAATCAGGCCCTTAAGCTCTGCGTATTTTTCAAAGCCCTGTAATTTCGAGAATGGGATTTTCTTAGTCATTAGTTATTCTCCTTGGTTATTCGAAGTTGCCTGATTCTGATTTTGGATTTCAGATGTAGCGTTAGGACGCATGGGTTTCTCATATAAATCGCCGGGTAAACTTGGCTTCCCAAGCTCCTGCCTGCCCTCGTTAATTGAAATAAAACCACCGTCACCCAAAGTCTTCAAGACTGCGGCCTGTTCACCCGGATCTGGGTCTAAGCATTCTGTTTCAGAATACCAAAGCATCAAGTCTTCACCCCAGAAACGGTTTGTTACCTGACTGTTAAACTGATCTAGGATACGCGACATCAAAGGGAAAATGGTATTCGTCTTAAACTGCTTCATAGCCGCAGAAGCAGAACTTCTGTTAGCTGATTCCTGATCCATAAGAGCTAGGTTGACACCAAAACAGTTAAGGATATCTTTCTTGGCAAGTTCCACCATTTCAGGGGTACGGCTGTCGGCTAAGTTCTGAGACAGGTTTTTAACGTCAACTTTGGCCCCACCTCCAGAAATGACAACGCCACTGCGGTTATCTCTGGTTAGCTGGTTTGTCAGGTTTTCTGCCTGAGCGTCAAATTCATCCTTATTCTTAACTCCGTCGATAGACAGAAGCATGGACGCCATACCGCTGTTATTCAGCATGTCCCTGAGATAATCGAAGGCACCGACACTGACGCCAAAGCTATCGATACAGGCTTCCAGACATCCCCTGCCAACCGATAAGCTTCCACTCGAAAGCCTCTTGAAATGGACGCAGTTATCAGGGGTAAGCTTTGCGCCTGTAAGCCCCTGAATGGGGTAAGGGTTATAGTCATAACTTGTGATCCTGCCAATCCCGTCAAGCTTATGGGCCATGTATTCGCTATAGAGCGGACGCAGTTCGACAGGAAGTCCGTTTTCGACAGTCAAAGCAAAATGAGCGTTGCCGATTAAAGGAAGATATGAGGCAATGATATACCACATGTCATGACCGGTGATCCCTTGGCTAGGGTTACGCAGGAGGTTTAGCAATGGATGCCTGTAAATTTCGATCATCGTCTGTTTGGAATACATCTTGCGATTCGTATCCTTCAAGACTTTCTTGGCTACAGACTTTGCAACGACGCTATGAGGGATATACAGTTTTTCGCCTGTGATCCCCTTGACTGACATACCGTTTTCATCGGTGTAGTTGCTGATCGGGTTTCCCTGCGCGTCGGTGTCCACAATGGCGTAAAGCCTGAAATTAGTACTGGCGATTGTAGAGGCAATCTTATCGGTAGCCGCCCAGACAGTGGACTTGCAGTAATGCATCAACTGTTCAGCGTCATCAACATTAACCCTGATCTTCTTCGGGGTGATCAAAGTGGTTGATACTCTTCCGTAGGTGTTTTTCTGCGCTTTAACTGACAGCTTCTTTTTCGGTGCCGTTTTTACTGTTTTTGCTTTGGCCATATTCATTTCTCCTATGCGTCGTTGTTTGTCAACTGACGGTTATTTGTCAGGGTTATACACCCAAAAATTGTTCAATTTTGTTTGAGTTTCCACTAATTCGTCATTTCTGATAGCGGTGCATGCGTACATCCAAGAATCGATTACGTCAAACTCCTTTGCCTTGTAAATTTGGCCTGTATTATCCCTGTAGCTTTTCTCTAGCTGTTGGCGTAAAACGAAGCATGAGTTATCTATAACAAGCTGATCCTGAGAAAACAGGTTATTCATCGTCTTAACGTTGCTTTCGATATTTTTAGGCCTGCACTTAATCACGTTCCAGCCTCTTTGGGAAAAACCATTGGCAAGGGTTGCATTAGCGCTGTCATAAATTACTCTTGCCTGTGTCAGTTCCCTGTATTGATCCATCCAAGCCAATAAGTCTTCTTCGCTTTGTTTTGCTTTACAAAACTCCTTGAAACACATGATCCTACCGTCTTTATGGACTCCGACTAAAACCATGCCAGCATAACCACTTCTACCACCTCCGCCCCAGTCAGCACCTATAAACCAGTCATTAATTTCTTCTGACTTATACAGGCTTGATATGTCCTGAAAGGTGGATTCAGGCTTTAGGGCAAAAAATACCATAGAGCCAACGTCAAGCCATTCCCCGTTAGCCTCTGATCTTTTAACGTCTTCAGGCAAGCTGTTAAGGTAATCAAGATAATCCTGCCCTAGAAACTTATTGCGATAGCTAGGACTGCATATCATTTTCCTTGTCGGGTTTCTCTGTTCTACAAAGTAGTCATACAGGAAATGGTTCTTGAATCCCGGATTGGTACAGGCACCAACAAAATTAGGATACTTGTGGGGAAGGCGGCATCTGGTTTCAACGGCTATCCAATTTTTTAATCCTAAATCAGTGGCTTCATCAATAAAGGCGGCATTGGCAGGAATCGATTTAAGGCGTTCTGTGTCACTGCAACCGATGCAGGTTATGGTTGTCCCGTTGGTCAAGACAAGCTTACCCTCGACACTGTTATATTTGGCGATTCGATAAGCTGGAAGCATAGGAGGCTGATAAATCATTTCTCCAGTGAACCGGTTAAGCAGGTTATGCCCTTCAAGTAGATCGGAAAGCGTTGATTTCTTCAAAGACGAAAAATGGAGTCTTGTTAGAATGATCTTGGAGTTTGGTATATCTGCATACCTCAAAAGTTGAAGTAAAAGCACAGTCGATTTGCCAGCGCCTTTTCCGCCACTGTACAGACAGCAACGCCATTTATGGTTAGGCGCGTGCATGAATGACCACTGTTCAGGCCATAGACCCATTTCGATGGTATGCGCCTTCTGCTTGGAAGATTCCTTTAGAGCCGCAATGTAATCGGCTTCTGAAATTGCCTCTTCCCCTAATATTTCCTGCGGTAATACCATTTACTTTTTCTCGGTTATAACGATAGGCGGGATATCGATTGTCTTTCTGCTTTTGTTGTATTCGTCAACGTATTCAGTATCTAGGAAGATGTGAATGCTTTCCTCTTTATGAATCTCTGATCCTTCGATTTCACACATCAATTTAAGAGCATCTAAAATATCTTTTGGTTTGGCGTCAGGCATATCGAAAGCAATCATTTTTGCTCTGGCAAGTTTCTGAGCCAAAGTAATGCCTGAAATAGTAGCGGCGTCAGCCTGTGATTTATCAATCTCTTCTGTGGTTTTCTTTGCCCTTGGTGCCATATTTACTCTTATTTTTGATTTCACAAAGCCTACATAAAATCCAATTCGTTAAAATTCCTTCAGTGTCTGACTCTATACCCTGAAGCAACAGGCGGTAAGCCTTCCTACTTTTGGCCATCCTTTGAATGTACTCCATCGCCTGAATGAGATTCATTTTGTGACTCCTATAAACAAAAAGGGTGTGCGTAGAAGGGTAAGGAAAAATCAAAACAAAGGAGTCCCATCTACAGCACACCACCGATTAAGAGTCTGATTTCTAAGGCAGTTAATATTTAATTTGATACTGAGGATAAAATATAGAGACACCCTTAGCTGTCCTTAACGAGTAAAAATGACAAGGAAAAACAAAGCCGTAACCGACACAGAATTAATTCAAGCTTATCAAGGCATCATTCACACCCTAGCCTTTGGATTATGCAAGAGTAAAAACCACTATTGTTATGATGATCTGGTTCAACAGGGTTTGATTTCAATTCTCAGACTAAAGGATAGATTCACCTGTAGTGACGCCTATCTATTGCAGTGTTGTAAGCGCGATATGCTGACGATGTACAAACGGCTTACCTGTCCAGTTTGTTTAACCAGAGATCATAACCTTCCAAAGTCGATTCCTACCGCAGTAGAGCTTGACGAAAGCTTGCCTGATAAGGAAGAAATAGATGATCAAAGCGAACTTATGACGGTCATAAAAGACAGGGTATCTAGGCTTCCAGCCGATGAAAGAAAACAAGTTGAAAGCTATATGGCCAATATCCTGTCTGCCAAAGGTGGAAGAACATCTGATAGAGCCAAAGAGATTTTACGGAGAATCACACAGGATCTTAATTCTTTTTGAAATCTTTGATCGTTTCAGCCGTAGATTGCACGAATCCTGACGCCTGACTGATCTGGCGTGTATAAGTCACGGCACAACCTAAAATTGTAATTACTACGCCTATGGTGATTATAGCTGTCCGCATATCCTGAATAATGGCTTTAGCAAACAAGTTCCAAAGGCTATCTTTGGTGACAGGATCTTGTTTTTCTACGTCATGTGTTTCGTCTGCATAATCCATAGCCCTTAGCATTAACAGCGTGTCAAGCCCGTTGGATAAAGCCACAGATAGTGCGAACATACCCTGATGCGATTGGCAGGCCTCTACCGGCTTCTGCGTCGATGCCGCACTATCTGTGGCAGTTTTTAATGCTGTCCTTGATTTATTGATGATATCGATTAATGCTTCGTTATTGCTCATGATTTGCCTCTATTAAATATTATTCGCCCCAAGCCGGTGTATATATTGTCGGTTGCGTTTCACCGCTACCGTAGAAATTAAATTTGAAATCAGTCACAACGATAAACTGTTTGATTTTGATAGTGTCCACCAAAGTCATGTACCAGTTTTCATAAGAAATTCCGTAGACATTATCAACAGACTTCGGACACTGATAATTCCAATATAAATAATCGCTTTTGTCTGTCGGAATCACAGGAGCACTAGAACCAAGGGTAAAAACTGGAATAGACGTAGGATTTTCGATCTCAAACACCTTGCTTATTCTTATCTTGTTTAAACCCTGTCCTTGGTAATTATCGATTCTGCTTTCAGTATAAGATGTTATAAAACTTGGAACAGTACACAGATAATTAATCAGCCCGAATTTAAGAGACTCGTAATCACTTGGCTGTTTGACTGTAAAGTCTGTTTCGAACGTGTAAGGGAAATCAGGATTCCACCTGTCAAAATAGTTGTGATAATCAACCTGTGCCGGAATGTCAGCATAAGCAACGACATAGACAGTCACCTTGCTAACATACCCACTTGCGCAAGCCATTGCACTGGGGTAAGGCAATGAGCCCATAACCACCTTGCTGTTAAAGTGTCCCTCGAATGATTTGTACCAATCCCAATAAGGACTGCCATAATAGTAATCCGTCAGTGTCTTTGTCGCGTAAGCTGTGGCATTGATCGAAAACAAAGAGCCGTCCCAAGCGCAAGAGTTACTTGCCGTGACTGACATACCAGATATGCCAGCCGTGTTATAAGCCGACATTTGGATATCAGGGTTACTGAGGACTCTTACACCGTTTGCAAACGTGCTGTTATCACCGTAGTAGTTGACGCAATTAGACACGGACAACGCAGAGTAATCATAGATAGAGATTGTGGACTGTAGGTTTTCCAGCATCGTTTTTGCCTGATTAAGATCGTTGGTTTTAATGCTCTGGTTTGTGCGTACTATCAACTGTGATTCGACACAGGAAATGGTTTCATTGACGGAGTTACCGTCGTTGGCACTGACGTTGACAGTTGAAAAGAAGTTGGAAGAAACTACAGGGATAGGAAAGCTATGGGTTTTACCCTGCCAGTCAATCGTATAGAGTCCGCTGAAATGATCAACCGCACTGATCTTAAAAGATAATTCGCCCGTGACTCCGTTGGTGTAAACCAACTTATCAGGACTGATCGAAATCCCGCCATAAGCCTTAAGCGTCATGGTGCCTACGTCACCGGAAACACCCCATGCTGTAGTCGGGTAGACATATACCGTGTTTGATTGACCGTAATTCATAGTCGGCCTGAATGCGCCGTCAAAACCAATCGGCTTGCCGGTAAAACTACTGGGGTTAGCCAAAGCTGTAAAATAGCCTCTGTCTGATCTAAGGTTACTGTCGATTTCATATAGGGCACCCATAAAGATGCTTGTGTTTGTGGCAGTGCAATACAACGGTGTGGTTACTGATACAGTCCCTATAAGGTAAGGCATAGTGACTGTGTTTGTAACGGTAAATCCGCCACCACCTAAGAGCTTAATACTAAGGATTTCAGGCTGTAGTAATTCACAGCCCAACTTGTAAACGTTGGTGCCTAGTCCTGCCCTTGTCCATATGTTGCCGTGTTCCCAAGCTGTTGAAAGGTTGGTCGCTTGGATTCCATAGCAGATAGGACTGATAGGGTAATTGTTGCTAGAAACGTAGTTGGTTCCAAGAGGCATGTAAGTCAATCCTGCTGTCGGCACCCTCGTTGCCGTCACTGGTAGAATATCGAAAGCGTTATTCGTAGGTGTTGATAACTGCCATTGAATGACCGTCTGGTTTATACCGTTTGAGAAGTGGTAATAATTGGTACTGGTTGATATCCAAGTTTGATTCTGTCCGCAGAGATAATTACCGTCTGTGATTGGGGTAATGGACTTATCCAGCCAAAGGATAGGGGCGTTATTCGTCAGCATATTTCTGCCTTGGCAAAGGATTTTACCATACATTAAATCCCAACTGGCGTATGGCATAACGGTATTGGAAGAAGCCTGATTAAGAGCCATGATTTGACGCTCTGCTACTCCTGCCACAAGGTAAGCCGCATCCTCTGCATGGATAGTTTTACCCGGTCTATCAGGCCATAAGACGCCAGTGACATAGACGCCACAAGCTATAAAAACGCCTAATGCATAACGCCTAAACATATTCATTACCTGTAATTAAGTCCCTATAATCATCAACGACAAACCAGATACCACCGTTACTCATAAGCTTGTAAATCGGGATTTTGACGTACACCGATGCCTGTGGTGTCTGATCTGAAACATCGGGAAGACTGCCACCTTTGATTAGTTCCAAGGTGTTGTCATTGGTGTTAAGTTTGATACCTATAAATTGTTCTGTGCCTGTGTCTGGAAGGGTAACAGATAGATCATCACTTATGATCGTGATAGGTCCTCTTGGCAAATAACATCTTGTACAGGTAAAGGCTTTGGTTGATGTGTTGTAGGAGCTATCGAAGATCCTGTTAAAGCTTGGAATCACAGGAAGACTACACGCAAGATGGACACCGTTGGAAGACACGCTTCCAGTCAGGCATCCGCCAAAGCTAAAACAAGAGACTGCGTTTAACCTACGGATGATCGCGTTAACGACATCCCTTGTGGCTATAGCCCCTGAAAACATTGGCATCTGTGGCAGACTGTTCATAGGTTATAGAGCGTTAGGAAGCGTTGCATACTGATAAGGGTTGATGTAATCACTAGCCGTTGTCGGATGTTCAATTTTAGATATTCTCTGATAGCATCCATCGATAAAGACGTACTGCCAGCTATCTTCTTTTACAGCCGAACCAGAGTCTAAAAGTGTCTTGATCTGATAAGAGTAAGTTCTATTCCAGCTTTCTGTATCATAGGCATTGGTAACGGATTCAACCACTGGCGTTGCGTTTCCACTGGCCAAAAGCACTGATCCTTTAGGCAGTCCCCAAAGGGTAGCGTTATTTAGTTTACCGACAACAGTTTTAAGCTGGTCAATCAAAGTGGTCATAGAACCTCTATAACGATCTGTGACGTTAACTCCAATCGTACAGTTCTGAACAGGTACAGTCACATCAACGTTAAGCGCAACGAAGGTGCCGCTTGTCGCGTCAGGACTGATGTACCAACTTCCACCTTTGCTCTTTTCCTTGGTGAACACGTCAAACGAAGCACCGCCTTGAATGGACACTTGGACTGTTCCGTATTTAGCACCGCCTAAAATATCACTGCCAGCATTGACGGTAAAATTATCGTACTTGCAGATATACTTGGTTCCTGCGTTCTTGTTTTCGTCAACGTAATAACTCTGGGCTATATCGATGCATTGCAAATGAACGTCAGAGGGATAGGTGTCACCTAGAGCCGGGATATTATGCAGTGTTCCGCTTCTCCAAGTGCATACCAGATAAGTGGATGTAGCGGTTTTATATCCGCCGTAGCTTTCTTCTATGACATGTCCCGTGTCCAAAAGCAATCCCTGTATAGGTGTAGTAGGCATAAATTCTCCTTATGGTGTCGGAACGGTGTAACAGCTATTGGCCTTACCGCTTAAAACGTCTGCAACCGTCTGCTGTGCGATTAATGATTGACGCTGAAACTCTGCGTCAGCGTCCTTCTTCTCTTTTTGAAGATCCTTGATTTCCTTCTGAAGATCCAAAAGCTCTTTTTCGCGCTGTTTCTGATCGTTCTGATCCTTGTTGATAGCCTGAGCTAAAGCATTTCCAATTTCAGTTACCCCGATGCCGGTAGAAATGCTTGTAGGATGTGCTTCAGGTTTATCGATCTTTTCTTGAACCTTTTTAATCCGCTTATCAAAATCGTTTTGTCCCATACCAAATTGATATTTGCGTTCATTCTCAGACATGATGGAACCGGCTATGGATTTACGCTGACCGTTTAAAATGTCTTGGTTAGCCTCTAGTCCTTTCTGCATTTCTTTTAGCTTAGGATTATCAGGGAATTGGGACAGTTTGTCCTTAACCTCGGCCATAGACGTTATGTTATTTGTTCTTATCTCATCGATTCTGCCTAGCCAAGATTTCTGGATATTAGCAGGAGTGCCACCAGCATAAGTGTCACCCTGCCTTGCAATCTGGCGTTGAAAATCAGTAACCATTTCAGGCATACGTAGGGAAGTGAAAAGGCCCTTGTTATCCAAGCCTTTCTTGAAAGTGTCTTCCTGCATGAAATTAGCAGAGAAAGCTGATTCCCCTGTGCGATATGTAAGCTTGTTTTTTATTCCTGATCCGATAGCCCCTGCATATTCACCCCAACCCAATCCCTTGGTTTCAGGTATAACCATTTTAAGGCCTGCCAGCACAGCGGCGGCTACAGCGGCGGCAATGGCAATAATAGGAATAGCACTTAGCAAACCGGCACCGAAAGCACCAGCGGCCTGAGTCATACGCGATAGCCCCATGGAAGCACCAGCGGCTAAATCAGCGGCCTTACCCGCTACAGCACCGGCACCGATAGAGGTAGCTATAGAACCGGCCCTTGTACCCCACAAAGAAGCTCTTTGGATAATCGGCTGTGCGTTGTACTGTGCCGCAGTCAATCCGCCTTGCAAGCGTCCATAGATATCTCTGGCGTTATTGCCTATTAAGTGGGTTGCTCCATGCCCGACACCTATATCGTAACCTGTGCCTAATGCACCTCCAAGCAAATCACCACCGGCCGTAGAGGCACCGCCAATTAAACCTGCTTTACGGATATCCTGTGCCAGCTTGCTTCCGGATGCAACCAATTGACCGCCAATCGTTATACCCTTCATACCGACAAACACAGCCGCGAATTCTTTGCCGTAATCAACCAGCTTTTGAAGCTTGGCTGTGTCTAAGCTGTTAAGCTTGTCGGCTAGGATCTCTGCCCATTGATAAAGCGTCTTGCCACGGAAAACGTTTACCTCAGTCGCCAGCTTCTTACCTACTCCAGCGGTAGCACTTTCGATATTACCTAAAGCTACCTGAAATTTCTGAGCTTCTACTGATCCTGATTTAAGGAAAGCCGCTATAGCCAAACCGGCACCGACTCCACCAGTCTTAAGCACACGTTCTAAGGGCTTGGATAGCTTGTCTGACAGTTCCGCTATGCCACGGGACAGAGTGGCAACGTGTTCAAGCATGGCACCCTTGACGGCTTTACCGCTTTGTTCGCCAGCCTTCTTTAACCCCTTTTCGAGTTTGTCTGATGCCGCAGTAATAGCTTTATCAGCCTGTACTGCGTCAGCTTTTACCTCTACAAAGGCTTCTAAAATTGCTTGATCTGCCATAAAAATTACCCCGCAAACTCGAAAATGTTGACCGGCTTACCCTCGGCTTTCAGCTTCTTAATCTTATCCGCTATCGCCTGTTTCTTTATCTCTGCTTGTGTCTGATCTTTATAATCAGGATCTATGTACTTTGCCACTTTAGCTAACACGCTAGGACACTGATCTAAAACGTAATCCAGCGTCCAATGCATGCGTTCACAGATACTAATGATAAACCTATCTATTCCGTCGTTATTGTGGAAACGTAGAGTCCTGCTTACCCTCAGCCTTCTTATCTTCTACGTCATCTTCAACAACACCCAACGAAAACAGATAAGCCTTTAAGATTTCCTCTGCGTTATCCTGCCATAGATCCTCTGCAATCATAGGAGTACAGGAATAAACCAAAGTCTCTTTAACGGCTTCGTCAGTCATCCTGTAAGCCTTCATGTCTTCGTCACTGACAATATTCTGCTTTGAAGCTTCAACGAGAAACTTGATCCTGTCAGCATCGGGCAGAATCTTGGCCAATGCCAAGGTTTCCTGTCTTGATTTAGCCTTAAGGTTTTCAACAAGTTTATCGTTCAACTGTTTACGCTGACGAATGGTTAATTCTTTGCAGACAATCGCAACATAGCCGTCTTTTTGGGCTAGGTTAAATGTTTTCGTTGGTGTGGTAAGTTCTGTCATATTTTTCCTTGTCCTTTGTTTTATGATAAACGGGGTAGCCGGAAAGGCCTACCCCTGCACATCTTATGCGCTGACAGTAGGCACAACCGTAGCCGAAATGCTGAAGTCTGCGATTCCGTCCTTGGCTCCGTTACCCTTAACGTTAGTTACCTTGACGTTATAGGAAGTCGAAACAGTGGCAATAACGATAGTCACAGTAACCACATCATCAACATCGAAAACACCAAGGATGTTATCCCTGAAATTGACAGTAAGATTCGTTGACTTATCAATCATCACGATAGCCTTTTCGCCAGCCGCATCTTCGAATGCTCTAGCCCCAACCTCATTACCAACCTTATCAACCGACATAGAATAAGCGCGATAGGTGCCACTGCCAGCCGTAACGCTGATGTCATCACCCAAAATAGCGAATGAACTCATATTTAATCCCTCTTTTTATCAACACCTCAAAGCGTCCACCATAGACACAATAAGGATGTGAAAAGTGTTGTTATACTGATTAAGAGCCTGAAAACGGGGTAGCTTACTTCTTAGCGAACTCTGTTAACGTATCGATTAGGGCAGTCCTAAGCCAAGCCTGCGGCCTTTGGGCATGAGGACCACTGGTGCCAAACTCAGTGTAAGCCGCCTTCGGTAATGAAGATCCTACACGCTTATTACCGTTCTCCATGTCTTCTGTGTGGATGTCGGCTTTCAATTCGCCAGTGTCCACAGGGCAGTAATACCTAGCCCTTTCTTCCAGAAATGCGGCTCTGACTTCAACTTGCTTGGCTGTCCAACGGGCAACCACTTCATCGAAATTGGATTTCTTCTTGATCATATTTAAGCCTGTTCTATCTTAATCAGGTTTCTATATTTGGCTATGTCTTCTGGTGTCTGTGTCCAGTGGTTATTTCCGAATAACCTGACAGCGTTATAGACCGCTGTTTGTTTGGCTTTGTCTGCGTAATAAACACCCATTAGGTACTTTAATAATCCGTCAGTTTCACACCTTGGGAATTCTGGCAAATGAACGCAGTACAGCAAATCGTGGAACATAGATCCTACGATAATATCATGATCCATAGGGCTTCCGATTAACGTCCAGAATATTCGGTTTATACTAGCCCCGTCATAATCAAAGCCTTTTAACGCTGTCAGTTTATAGCCATTATAGGTAATCGAAAAGTCTTCCAGTAATAACCAGCCCTCTGCTTTGTCTGGATAATAAAAGGGTTGAAGTTTAGGGAACAGAATCTTATCTGACTTACTACCGTCCGGATTACAGCAGAAAAATGTTTCTCCGTAGATCATTATTTCTTACCCATAGCGTCTATCACTCCTTTGGTGATCCCCTCAGACACTTGACTCATAGCCGCAGACCCCCCATCAGTTTTATATCCATCGACTTTAAGCACACCATTAGTAGATACTTCAAACCCGCCGGTTTCTGTAGGCCATAAAATAGCTAATCTATAAGCACTAAAACCTGTTGGTGATTTGATGACTGTTCCTACACAGCCCGTTAAAACGGCCAATGTTGCTATCAGAATCTGGATCATCATTAGTTTTTTCATTTCTTCTCCTTGTATTCTGTATTTGTAAATATATCGATACTTTTTAGGCTGTGTTCCTGCCACTGTTCGAATGTCCAATTGCATGATGGGCCTTCGATTGGGCCTTCACAGGATTTAAGCGTATCCAAGGCCTCTAAGAGGCTGTCAGCGGCTACGGCCTTCGTGTCTTGTGATCCGAAGACTCCTACTGCGTTAAACTTATAGAAAAATTTTTTCATGTGTTTCTCCTGTTTGTAAGATTATTTATTAAATGATTATGGCATCTTATTTTGAAGCAATAACGGATATTTCATTTTGAGAAAGCGGTCTGTCATAAATTCGCACATCGCGAATAATACATTTTGTGAAGCTTGATACTCCATAGTAGTATACTGCACCTAATGTCATTTTTCGATTTTGTGAACGTGGATGCCATGATGATGTCACAAGTGGTGAACCATCTAAATAAAGTATAGAAGAAGTCGCTGATGCACTTACTGCAAAATGATGCCAACCTAAAATTGAGGTTGTATAGCCAATATTTCCACCATTCCCGTCTCCAGCATACAAAAAATGCGGTATAGAATTATCAAAATAGAACAAGATTCCAGCGCCTGCACCACCACCACCACAATCGTCAAGGAAAAGGGCATTACTATTTAGTACCTCAGTATAAACCCATAATGATATTGTGGCTGAAGACAGAGACTGTGAATAAAGAACACTTGTACCTAAATCTATATAAGCATCAATTCCATTAAAATAATATCCATTTTTCCCAGCGGCATTGTTTGTTGGAGTAGCTCCTATGGCATTTCCGTTATTCGATCCAATAGAATCTAATGCATTTCCATCCAATTTCCACCAAGCAACCAAACCGTTAAGCACATCTTGTGAACCCCATGTCGCAACTTTATTAACATAGTGTTTATCGCTTCTGTTTCCGAGTAGGTGATAAGTAATAGGAATATCCGCCATTCCAAACAGCGCAGATAAACAAAGCATTATAGCTAGTAAAGTTTTCATTATTGAAAAAGTTCCCAATACTGATTTGTTCCGCCGTCATAAGATACCCATTGGCCATGATCAATATCATTTGTCCAAATACCTACACCCTTACAATAAGCAGTATATCCCGGCATAGGTGAATTCGTACCGAAGTCAGTGACATTTCCGAAAATTACAATGTTCTGTCCATTCGTAATTACTCCATCAGCAGTAGTAAGAATTCTGTTTGTATTTTGGTAAATATTACCTGTCACGTTTAAGTTATTGCTTACCACAAGAGAATTCAGCGTTGCGTTTGAATTGTTGGTGATAATACCATGAGTCAGGGGCTGGTAATTTGTAAGATCATAGGTATAGGCCAGTGTGTCAAAGCCGTTTGTTATCACAGTATAAATAGGAACTTGAACTTCAATAAAAGAAACAATTCCATCCAAGCTATCAGTCATATTAAAAGAGGTATTAGTGTAAGAAGTAGTAGGACTCTGATAAGTAAATGTAATACTTTCACCACCAACTATTGGAGAAGTAAAAGTAGTATCCCATTTAGAATATGTTGGCCTAAAACTTAAGTTAGCATGTCCCGTACAAACATATTTCCAATAATTAGTTGTAACAACGTGTGTATGTATATTAGTAGCAAGAACTATAGAATCAAACTTCCAAGTTTCACCTATTGTCATAATTAGATTTGTAGCATTTCCAGAAAATGAAGTAAGTTCAAAACCTCTAATAAAGTTTGTTGTTACCGAAATAATTGGCACATATTGGATTGCGTTTAAATCGTTAGATACTGATGCTTTAGTAGCAAGGCTTGGCTTATCAGCACTGTAAATAGGATCGGTTTCAATAAAGGCAGGGATAACCGAGATAGCGTAATCCACGATTCCCGTCACTGCCTGATATGTCGGCTTTGAAGATGCTTGATTAGACACAACGCTAATCTGATTTTGTAGGTTTGTCTTAACTGTGTTTAGATCGTTGAAATTCGGGAAGCTTCCAGCCAAAACACCAGACGCCACAAACAGAAATGCTATAATTTTTCTCATATTTAAACTCCTAAAGTGACCATGAAAGTTTTATCACACTGCCAGTACCCCTGCGTGTCACTAGGCACCGGCCCCTGACCGCCTAAGTATTTTACCTGTACGTAAGAACTACCCCACAAAACCTTATTCTTCATCGCGTCTTCTATCTCTGCTTGTAGATCGATCAAATCACCCCAGCCGTCACCCTTAGAGTAACAAGAGACTTGCACCATGAAGGTTTCCGTTTTACAGTCAAAGCTGAATGCCTGAGTGTTGGATGTAGAACTTGCGAACATCCAATAAACCATATGGGGATAACCGGCTATCGAAGGTGCCTGTTCTGGATAAGCTGGCACGTCAGAGATAGAGTTAAGAACAGTGCCTATCTGTGTAAGCAGAATCTTGGTTAAATTCGTTTCTTCTGATCCATATTCGCTATCTGACATAGTTTAATCCTTGGCACTAATGCCTAAAATGATGTGATGCTTGCCTGCTGGCACATAGGCTGGCTCTACGTTTACCACCGTGTAAGTGGTTTCATTTATCTCTACAGTCCAGCCGATATCTATATCAACGTCTATGCCTTTGGGTGCTATAAACGAAAGCTCATAGTCATATCGGCTTTCCTGCTGTTTCTGCGACACTTGGCTTGACGCCTGAGTCAGCCATGCATTTACAGGATTAGGATATACGGCTTGATAGGTAGGAATAAGCTGGTTAAGGCTATTTCTTTCTGTGCCAAAGACAGCCTGCTTTATGACCGCTTTACAATTAGACAACATTAGCAACCTCTGACATAGATTTTCGATTTGGCATAGAAACTAAGCTCTTCGTCATAGAGGCTAGAAGCAGAAGTTGCTGTATCGGCATTGGTGTAGCTGTAGTTGCGGATTGACTCTGATTTCTTAGTCAAATCCCTTGATCCGTCGTTATGCTCCAAGCGTGCTTTGATCATGTTGGCTATCACAGTGTCCAATCCCTCTGGAAGTGCGATAGCGTCAGCACGGAATTTATAGCCGGTGAATCCTTCAACGTATTTGCTTACAACCTGAGCCGCTTTAAACCAGCAGATATCTGAGCATGGTAAATCATCGATGTCAAAAATCTGCTTATAGACACTGATTGAAATCAAAGGCTCATTGCCTGTCGGCAAACTCTGCGGCTCTAAGTCATATTCGGTTTCACCGTACTCTATATGTAGCCCGTTGGCATCAGTGCTGAATAGGATTTCACGCCATTTATGGGTTACTGCGTCTTGTAGATATGTAGCCATTTTTTACCTCTTGAAAAACAAAGGGCGGCGGCTTGCGCCTACCGCCCCAAATGTTATTGCTACCTTTATCTTATCTTACACGCCGTACTCAGACTCGGAAGCGTACACCATGCCCGCATACTCTGCACCGGCATAGGTTTGGATACCGCAGGCAAGGCCACCGGCAAAACGACCGCTGATCTTAACCGCAACTTCATCCGTCAGGAAAGAAGCCGAAGGATCGACTTCAACGCGGATGTCACGGGCAACGCCAGAAACGTACTGTCCGAAGTCACCGAACACCATCGGGGTAGCCGCAGGCACCGCCATGGAAATCACAACGTCAAAGCCCAGAAGCATAGGCGTCTTGCCTGCTTGGATAAGCTGGTTGCCGATATTCTCAGCCGTCAACAGTTCGCCGCAGATAGCACTCCAGCCTTTAGGAGAAACCACCCACTTGCAGTTAGGCAAAAGAGCCGGGTTAATCTTGGCAGTCATCGCCAACAGTTCATCAGCCTTCGGCGCGTCAAGATCCGCGATAACCGCAATCGCCGTGTTAGCGTCATTCACAATTCCGTTAAAGCCCTTGTTCTGAGTGAAGGGGCCATTAAGAACCGAGTTATCCAGCACGAGGTTAAGCTTATTGCCAAGCTCCTTGGTAACGAAAGCCTCCATATTTTCCACGTCGTCAACCATCTCTGACGGGATATTGACAGTCGCGATCCACTTAGCCGGGATAGCGTCATACTCAGCAAGCGTGCAAGCCGTGCCAGCCCCAGTGGATTCACCGACGATTCCGATAACAGGAGCGTCAGCGTTGGAATTCACGTTGCTGTAAACGATCTTAAGGTTGCCCTTCACAGTGCGCTTGGAAGTCAAGCCGTAAACCTGCGCGTCCTGACCGACGATGCCTAGAATCTCAGTACTCGTGGTAGCAGAGTAGTCAGTCGCCGCCTTAGTGGAAATAGTGTTCGAAATTGCTTTAATCAGTCCCTTCATGTGTTTCTCCTTGGCAACCGCTTTGGGTGCCGAAATTGTTTTCTGTTCGATATCTTTGACCGCCTTGGCAGTCATTTCATCAGTCTTACAAGCGCATTCCTGTTCAATCACATCGTCAGGCACTAGAACCGCAGTTCCATCAGCGGTAAGGGTGTCAACAAGTGCTTGATCCTCAATCTCTATGACGGAATCGACAGGCAATACCTGACCGTCAAGCGTGTACTCTTTGATAAATTTGATCTTCATTTTGTCCTTTGACTGCCTTATATCTACTGCGCTTTTTTTCCGTCTTAGGGTGTGTGGCTAAAACAAGAAGCGGGCACAATATTTTTGTGGCGTCAGTGATTAAGAGTCTGATTTCTGTAGAAGTTAGTTTGAGGCTTACATTGTTAGCCTTGGCTAAGTTGATAGATAAAAGAAAAAGCACCTAGGTTAAAGGTGCCTTGTAAGTCTTTGCTTATTAGATATTTACGATTATTCGGTGCTTGGTTATTCTGTATCGTGTTTAAGATTCGAATTAGGTTGTCTAAAACTTAAACACTAACTATAATACAGGCCATAAACCATTTTTTCACTCAAACCAAACCAAACCAAACCAAAGGATACGCCATGAATAACGAAACAGCAACAGTTAAGACAATCGGCTATTTCAGGACATCTGGTGATGACGATCAAAAAGTGTCCATCGAATCGCAGGAATCTGCCTATCTGGAAGCCGTCAAGAAACTCGGCTGGCAGTCATGCGGCATGTTTCAAGACAAAGGAGTCAGCGGTAGAGCCTATGAGTCTGACGCTGGCGCTATAATCGATCTGGACAAGACGGTTGAAGCTTATCTGTGTAAGAAGTCTTCCACCAAGAAGACTAGAAAGGGCCTAACCCAAGCGTTCGAAACTGCCAAGCTTTCCGGTGCCAATTATATCTGGTGCCGGGATATCACTAGGTTCTGTAGGAATCTGGATAACAGCTTCTTGGAGAATCACCTTAAAACCAGACTTCATGATTTAGGGCTTCAACTATTCTGTGAAGACCAAGGTTTGATTGACTGGAGTCTTTTATCAACTAAAATCACACAGAGCGTAAAGGGAATCGTGGAGAATGATTCTGTAATCGGCAAAGCCAAAGACTCTATGACAAGCAGGAATGACAACAGGAACCAAGGACTCTTATATTCAGCGGCTATAGGCTTAGGTATGAAGTCAATCGGGAAAGGACAAATCATTCCTATTCCGGAAGAACTGGCAACGGTAAAACAAATGTTCGATTTGTTCCTAGCCGGTAACACCATAACCTCCATCAGGAACACTCTGGAACAAAAGGGTATCAAGCCAAGAACAGCCAAGAAATGGCTAAGGTGTGTCATCCTGCAATGCCTTAAACGGGAATGGTATGCTGGCATGATGGAGAACACTAAGGGCGAACTGATAGAATCCCTTGTCTTTCAGTCGGTTAAGGTTGTCAGCCTTAAGGATTGGCAGAAGGTACAGGACAAATTAGCCAATAACCATAGCAGGGACCAAACAAAGATCCATCCATTGACGGGCTTAGTCATCTGTAAACCCTGCCAGAAGGCCATGCACATCTATCTAACACGCGGCTGGAATAAATCCCGGATACAATATTACTACCGTTGCCCTGACTGCGGGCAAATCATCAGGGAAACCATGGGCACCCCAAGCTTGGTAGGGCAGGCTAAAGGGTATCTGTCGGTTAATGGCAACGAGACTAGAGGCACAGGCCTGTTAGAGTGCTTGGCACCCTATGTCCTGCCAGCACGTCTGGAAGCACTGAGACTTAGCCAAGGGACAGCCAAGACGCAAGAGGATATAACAGCGGCTATGGACATACTGGCGAAACTGCAAGAGCGTAGGAAGCAGGATTATCAGGCCTTACAGGCAGGGGACATAGACAAGGATATCTTTGACAGCCTTAAGAAAGACTGGATCAAAGTTAAGGAGTCAACCGAGAAAAGGCTTAATGCTTTAAGGGAATCACTGAGCCTGTCCAATAGCTTTGATTTTGACAAGGCTATAAAGGATATCGAAGAAGTGTCAGGCCCTGAGTACAGACAGCTTATCAATTTGGTAATCCAAAAGATAGAGATAGACAGGACTGTGATAGTAATCAGTTTCACCAAGTCGGACATACCCCTTACCCTTCCAAGGTTAGCCATCAAGAACAGCCGCCTGTGTCCAATTCCTGTTATGGGTGTATATGACAGGGAACTTAGCCATAGCTACAGAGTCAGGGGTGAAGTAATACAGTCTATACCGACTGGGTTAGAGGGAAGGGTGATAGAACTGGTTTAGGGGTAGCGATTATAGAAGAAGTAGGTAGTTTATCTATAGCGGCTATGACCGCAAGGTTTCTGTCTGGTTTCAATCGGTTGGTTTATCCTGTATGGTTTCTATTATCGAAGATTAGAGTTATCATATCAATAGTTATAAGTGTCTGTGATTGAATATTTTAAGTTCGATATTTTGGACTGTATTATTAATGGTGATCATCCCTAATCACCGAGTCAAATAGTCCCATGTAATTATCACAGGGGGCTTATACCGTCAGGATAAACAGGCTGATTGACCAAGAACGGCTATAAACACCAGTGTTATACTAGGTTCGCAATAATCAAAGGGTTTAAACTAGCATCGGTTATGATCTGTCTGTTTAACCTGTTCTAATTCAATAAGTTATGATTAAACAATCACCTGTTTAAAAGATCAATAATATGACGTGTTTCATCGGCTTGTTTAACATGCTTGATTTGCAAGCACTTATGACTTATTAGTTGACATAATAAATATTTCGCGAAGCTGAGTAAATCATTGTCTAGTTAAGATATAGTGTTTATAATCGGCTGGCTTAGGTGTGACATTATGTCTCAGTTTGGTTAATCAGGTGTGACATTTTGACACACCTCAGCGTCTAAAGACAAACATTATGTTACCAGCATACAACCCATAGTATAAAAAACCAGATTAAACAAGAATGACACAACCTATAGTATATAGACACAAAAAGAGGCAAGGCTGTTAAACCTTACCCCTTTCATCGGTGTGTATGATTAAGCTATTACTGTTGCAGTGCCGCAATGATCTCCTGTTGGTTGTCTGCTATGAGTTTAAGGATCTCCATCGATATGCCTACCGTCTTATACCAGCGTACAGCGCCCGCCTTCGTCAGGTAATAGCGCCTTACCTCTAGCTGTACCTTACCCCTACTCCACTGGCAGACATGGACACAGATTCGATTCTTCTGGTTATCCTCTGACACCGGCTTGTCTGACAGGATTAGTATCTGCCGACAGGTGATAGACTCCGGCGTATCTGTCTGGCGTGGGTGTTTGGATCTTGCCCTTTTTACTTTAGGATTCATGTTACTTACCCCTGATTGCTTTTACAAAGCCGTAACCCGCAAAGAAACAGACCAATAATGTAAAAAAGTTATCCATGATTAATTCACCTCCTGCTTGATGTCGGCTATCTTGCCGTTAGTGACCCTTATTCCTAAGCAAGTAGAATCATAAGTAGCGTCCAAGAATACATTTTCCCCAGTATACTCTATACTTGTCACTTCGACACCCTTCTTAGCCAAACCCATAACCACGTCATAGACACCAGCGTCTAAAACCCTTAACCAAAAATGGCCCTGTGACCTGAAATCTGCCAAAGCGTTTTCCTCTTTGCATTTCTGATCCTTAGCCGCTTTTATTTCCTCATTTGTATAAACCTTGAATCCCTCAATCTCTTTCATGTTACTTACCTCCATTGTTAGCCATGTATACATGGTTGCCTGTGCAATCGGGTATACCCGACCAAATATCGATTACCTTAACCCCAAGGCTTTCCGTTTCAGTAGCCGTCCTACCATGATCCGGTGCAAGATCCCTGATATACCCGATTACCGCCAATAGACAGTTGGCCTTAAAACTGTAGGTTGACCCGTCATCCTTGTGATTATTAACCAGATACTTATAGCCGTTCCCAACCGAGCGACTTAACTCTTTCGTCTGATAGTTCATATACCCCTCCTTTTTTTGCTTAATTCAATCCTCTGTTTAATCCTCAATTCTCTTTCCTCAGCTTCTATTTCTGCCACCTTAGACAGAAGGCTCTTAGCCATTTCCTGCATCTGCATATGATCACAAGGCCTTGTCTTACATTCATCGCGGATTAAGCGCCGGAAAGCCTCTGCGTAAATCTCTACAGGTGTCATAGTGCCTCCTTAGCCCCGTATACGGGGTTGCCTTTGCAATCGGGTATACCCGACTTATCTATTTTATCCCTGATCGATTTAAGATCCTTGATTACGTCCTTAAGGCTGACCGCAGAGAAACCTGCCATCCAAGCCAGACTAAGACCAAGGTTGAACATCCTTAAACTGTAAGTCTTCATTTCTTCACCTCGACAGCTTTAATAAGCCAAGTATCCCGCTGATTTTGATTTCTTGCATTTCCTTTACTCCATGATTACGAATTCTTTGACCACTGTTTTAGGCACCCTGATAAACGATGATTCCCAATCGTCACCATACAACCCATGAGTCATCTTGTTTTGATTCCTGCGGTATTCCTTATTCCAGACTTCTACCATAGGCTTCATTTTCTTCCAGTCAAAAATAACAAGCTTCTGATTCTCGATATCCACCATGACCAACCAGTCGGCTTGGCAAGTAAACCCCCATCCGTCTTTATCCTTAAAACTACCGGTTTCGATTACGACCGTATCAGAGTAGGTGTTATAATTGGCCTTCACCTCTGCTTTGATTTCATTTCCAACGACGAAATCATGATCAAGATTCTCTTCGGAAACTGAATCGTATTCCAAACCTGCATCCTCTAAAAATAAACCGAAGATCAATTCGCCGCAGAAGCCTTTGTCGTTATCACCGCCGAAATCTGTATCAGACTTATTGGCTTTGGCTGTTTTGATATCCAGTTTCAGGGATACGATACCCTGTTCTATTTTTGCTCTATCCTCTTTTGTCATCATTTGATTTACTCCTTTTTAAGCGACTTCGAATTAATTTCTTAATTCAGTGTTTAATCGCGTTAATCTTGTTAAAATTATCGAATAAAATATTTTTGCCATGATTTCATTGGGCTTTTTCTTTAAATCTTATATTGAAACCCGGCAAGAATGGCATGCTATACTCCTTAATTGAGTCACCGAAGACACAGAAAGCCTTATCCTGATCGATATACCAGCCTTGCGGTAGGTGCCAAACACAGAACAGGATTACACCCTCTATGGTGTGCTCCATTTCCATTTTGGAAGGAGTAACCACCCCGTTTAAATCGTATATGTCATAGTCGGCTATCTGATCTTCGAGAAAGACATTAGGGTTAAGCGGAATGGTTTTACAGATAGTCATTAATTTTATCACCCCTCTACGAAATCCATAAACCAAGTTGTCTTAAAATTAGGTTTTAGCCCTGAATATTTAATCTCTTCCGTCCATTGGCTTGCCATTGTTTCAACCATGATATTTTCTACATCTTGCGATGCGTCTAAGGCATATGACTGCTTCTTTGGACCAAAAACGATTACCGAGTCATGCACCGGGATAAAGCGAATTCTCTTTTGTGCCAGCTTATTCCATACCTGCCTTGCCCATTTGGTTTCAGCCCTCTGTGCCTTGATGCTGTTGTTTTTGTAAGGAGCGTACTTGTCCCCCATTTCTTTTTTGAAAAATTCGATCTGCTTTGTTTTCTCAGCCGTCAGATATTTAGCCATGTCGGGATAGAATTCACTCATAGCTTTAAGCTCAGAGGAATCTGATTGACCGAAGAGGGCTTTAAACACTGCTTCCTTGGCTATAGCCCTAGAACCAAATCCCCTATGCTGTGCGTACTGCTTATAAAGATCGTTTTTCAAGTCTCTATTAAAGTCATCGTCTTCCACACCGTCACGGATAGCGCAAAGGGCTTGTAGATAGGCCTGACAGTTACGCAAATCGATCTCGAACAAAGGCACAAGCTTTGATCCTCTTCCC